GGGCGTGCGAGAGGTTCCCCTGCCGAACAGGGCGAGAAATGCCCCCGCAAGCCGCTCGGCCTTGGCTCGGGCCTGCGCGACCGCCTCACTGGGCTTGGGTTCATCGGGCTGCTTCATGGGGTTTTGGATTCGGGCAAGCAAGGGCCTCGTCTATTCCTGAAACGGCCGCTGCGTCAAAGCAGGCGCTCCCCCAGTGTTGCAGGCGAATGGCCGAATCGACGTAGATTTTGAAACCGGCCTCGCGCGCCAGCCTGCACCAGTAGAAATCCTCGGGCAGAAAGTTTATCTCGTTTCCTTCCTCGGCGTACACGCACGCCTGCCCAAACAGGTTCCATTGAAGCCCCTGGTAGGCGGCGTCATTCGAGATGTACGAGTCATAGGCAAGCGGGATGCCGTGACCGTAGAGGCGCGTACTGATGAACTCCCAGCGGTCGATCACCTCGTTCATGGCGCGAGTGCTGATCGCCAGAAAATCCGTGCCCGTCTTCTCAACCTCGATCAGCCCGAACTCGTCCACATGCCGCGCCTCGTCCTGGCTGAGCGCCAGTTGCAGCGGGAAACGCTTGAACAGATACAGCCCTCCCACGACATGCACGTGCTCCGGGTCGCGCTCGAAATGGCTTAGGCAGCGCCTGACCTCGCGGGCCAAATCGTCCTCCCTGTACCCGATGTCGCCCGCGACAAACAACAGCACGTCGTACCCCTCCTTAATCGCAATCGAGGCCATGATGTTCCTCGTGACAGTGATCCCGCCCCCGCCCAGCTCAAGCCAGCGCGCCTCCCAGCCCTCGATTGATTCGCGCATGAAGCGATTGACCGCGCGCCTGTACGCATCGCATGGGGGCTGATGCAGCGGGGCGCCGATCAGCAGGCGCTTCTTTGTGGCGGGTTGGGCGATCATGCTAGGCTGCTCGTCTCTTCTGCCCGCCCGTCAAAGCCTGCTCGGCCTGCTCCTGCATGAATTGCGGCGCCCCGCCCAGGTTCTTGCCCGCCTTGCTCACCTGCTCCGCCAGAGCCGCCGCCCTCTGCTGCTGCTGCAACTTCGCCCGCGCCTGCCTGATCGCCGCAACGCTGTTCGGCCCGGTCTTCGCCCGGATCAAGTCGGGAGCCATGCCGCTGTTGCGGGCGTAATCGACCGCCGTGTCGTCCATCACAAAATTGTCGTACAGGCCAAGCTCGGGATGCTTCTCCGCAATCGGAGCGATGAACTCAAAAGTCTGCTGCGTCCCCCGGTTCTTCAGCGCCCGCAGCGCGTCCACAAACCGGCTTGTGCTCACAACCTCCGGCTCCCTCAACCCCTTCGCGTTCGACCCAATCGCCTTCATCAGCACCTCCGGGGCCTTCCCCAGCTTGCCCCGCCGGTACATGATCCCAAAAACCCGCTTCATAAGCGGATTGTGGAACTCCTGAATATGGCGAGCATCGATCGGCGTCATGTTCTGCAACTGCTCGGCCTGCCGCTGGCTGATCTCCCACGCCGTCATCTTCTTGTTCAAAAGCGGCTCGCTGTTCAGGAGCTTGAAGGCGTCATTGTAGCAGGCGTCCTTGATCGCCTTCCTTATCTGCGTAATCAGGTCGAAGCCCATCGTGTACTCGACGGTCGTCCCCCATTGCTCGGGCTTCGCCTCCGGCGAGGACGAGTCGTACACGGTCACGCCTCCCGCCCTCAAATCCACGTCGCCGTCCAGGTTGTCCGGAATCGCGTACCGCTGGTAAAGCGCCATCTCCGCCCCGGCGTTCAGGTACTGCGCCATGTAGTTTGCCTGCCTCGCATCGGGGAGCGCGAGATAGCACGGGCCATAGCCCCACACGCTCTGCCACTTCTTGAACCGCCTGCAAAGGATCGGAGTCTCCTCGTACCCGCCCACCCGCATAACCTCCCGAAAATCAAGCGAAATCCAAACGCTCGCAATCGGCTTGTTCGCCCCGTCCTTCCTGCCCTTCAGCCGCTTCGAGTCCTCCCGCGGGAATATGCAATGCAGGATCTTGAACTTCTTTTTCCCGCCCACGGCACCCCTTGCCTGATCGCGCATCTTCCCGGGGATGTAGTCGCCGGGCTGGTTGAACTTCTGCTCCACCTGCCTGAAAGTCATCCCGTCCTTGCCGCCCGCCAGAATGCGCGCCGTGTCCACGATCCCCTTGTAATTCTCCTCGATGACATACGTCCCCATGTCTGGGTGGATGAAGTTGAAAAGTTCGCTGCCCGTGTCGCTCTCGTCCACGATGATGAGGTCGGTCGCAAACGTCGCCAAGCCGATGTCGCCGGTCGCCTTCGCCATGTAGAAGTTCGATCTCCCCAGCTCCTTCATCGCCTTGTCGCTCGCCTTCGCGTAGTACTGCGTCCCCAGACCGTTCTCGTCAGTCTCCTTAACCTCCTCCGGGCACTCGTATTCGTTCCAAGGCTGGTTCTGCGGAGTCCAGGAGTTGTAGAGGCCGTTCGCCAAAGTCTCCACAGCCTGAATCGTAGTCGTGTCGAAAATCTCGTCCGTCCAGCCGGCGACTCCCTCGGTCTTGCTCTGCGTGATATTCGAGTCCTGCGGCAGGGCGTACTGGGCGATCGTCTGGTGATCGTCCGCCCTGTTCGACATGTACCACGCCATCAGATCGTTGAAAATCTTGATCTGCTCCTCGGCCAGCGAATCCGGCCCCGGCTTCGTGGATACAATGGCGTCGATGCTGGTGGACTCAGCCATGTATGACCCTTTGCTTTGCGGCTAGCGCCTTTCGATGCCACCGAATTTGTTGAGCCCAATATCTTCGCATTGCCATTCGGCTCCTATACCTAGCCCGTGACAGAGCAGCGTCGTTCCATGAATCGTCATTAAACCACTCGGCGCGATCAAGTGATACGCCATGTCTATCGAACACATGCCTTACCTGAATAACATGCGAATCCATTGGAAGTATGTCTACAGTCTCGGCAGTGTAATCAAGTTTTCCCTGACGATCCAATTCATTAGTAAAAGCTTCGGAGTATGTTGTGCTGCTCGGCAGACTCAGCAGCTTCGCCGCCAGCCCCACGAATGGCGCAAGCCCAAGGCATTTCAGAAAGAATCGTCTGTTCATCCCAGCTTGCTCCGGTAGCTCGTCGTCGCACCCGGCTGCCCCGCCACGTTCTGCGCCATCGGATTGTACCCGCCCGTGTCGCCAGCCAGTATCGTCTTCGCAACGCTTTTCTTGATGAGGTTCTGCTGCGCCAGGTCCTGCTCCGCCTGAATGACCGCCGGGTCATCCGCCGTGACGGGCGGGGCCGGCGTGGGGACAGGCGCGCTCGCAACGGCCTGCGCTCCGCTGCTGCCGCCTCCCCCAAGAAATACGAAGCTATGCCGGGGCCAGAATGGATTCCGTGGGTGCATGATGCAGATTAGGCGGGCAGAGCCGACGTAAAGTCTCGGTTGAGTAAAAGGCAAGCTCCCTTTTGCCGCCCCGCACCCGCTGAAAGGCTATCCACGCCAGCGGCCAGGGCATGATCGCCCACGCCTTGCCCATGTCGCCTGCGAAGGCGAAGATGTACCAGGCGTTCGCCTCGCCCCTGCTGACGACGTAGTTGGGATCTTCAAGCCATTCGGTAGGCGCATCCCTCCTCACGGGCTTGCCCATGATGAAAAAATCCGGCGTCGCATACACAAACCCATGCTGGTAGTGCCAGTCCACCCACCATTCCCACTCAAGCTCATGCGGGCAGCGGTTGTACTCGGCGCGAATCGTCTCGTAGGGAGAGGGCATCAAGTTGACACCACAAACGAGGTAAGAACGCCGTTCACAAAGGTAAGGCTGCCCTCGTTGCCGGTGACAGGCGTACGCCTCGCGGTCACGTAGGTCACGCTGATGTTTCCCATCCCGGCAAGATCCGTCCGCGCCATCGCCCGGTAGGTGGGCAGCGTCGAGTTGCCGGTCAATGGGCCGGCCAGAAACGTGGCAGCAGCAGCATTCGATAGCGTAGCCGTCAGCACCCCGGAACTCGTCACCGCCGCACTTGCCGTATTCGACAGCACCGTGCCATCGCCCGCAAACTGCACGCTTGTCACCGTCCCGCCCCCGCCGCCTCCCGTCGTTTGAGAGGCCGCGCTCCCGCCTGTCGGCGTCGAATTGTCGGGCTTGCTGCCCACGGCGCTCCTGTCCGTCGAGCTGATCGTGTCCGTGTTGCTGGTTGGTAGGATGCTCACGGTGTTTCCTCGCAGACAACCTCGGCAATCTGCCCCTCAACCGACGTTCCTAATAAGACGGGCTTCTCCCATGCGATAGGCTGATCTTTGTAATGACGGCATAGCTCGGGAATCTGGTCAGGATGATCGCAACGCACCACTGTGCGGCACCATAACGTGTTGTTTAGGTTCACCCGTGTGAGATAAAGATTCATCGCAAGATTCTACCACCCCATTGCCGCTTCTCCCGTATCGGATACGACGAGGGCGACGGCCCACGCAAGACATTTGGCACGCGGCCTTCCCTATTCTCCCGCGCCATCGGCGTCGTCCCCTCAAGCATCCCCTTCTTAAAAGCCTCGATGAACGTGCGCAAGGCATCCGCTCCGTGGCTGTATGCGTTGTGCTCAGGCTCCTCGCCAGGTATGCCGTCCGTGCGCTCCTTTTTCGAGTACAGGTCAAGGCAGTCGATGCCGCTTGGCAGAACCCAGGGCGAGCCATCCGGCATCGTTCCAACCGGCGTCTCTACAGCGCACCTGTCCTCGTCCAGCCAAATCCGGTGAAACGTGTCGCGGACATCGTTGATCGAGTCCCATAGGTTTGGTGTGCGCTCAACGATCTTGACGCGGTTGATTCCTGCGGCAAGGAGGTCGTCCCTCGCGCTCCGGCCCGCTCGGTCCTGTCTTGCTCCGTCGTGCGGGAGATAGACGCATCCCATCGGGCAGTTCGTGCTTTCCGTCCTTTTCCTGATTTCTGAGGCATACCATGCGGGGATTTTGTTGGTGTTTGAGAAATAGGTCTGCGCGAGCACGTCGCGCCCGCTAAGCTGCACCGCCCACCACGCCCAATCGTCGCCGCGCAGGGAATGGCCTATGTCAGCGAACCAATCGACGGGAACAGCCGGATCCCATTGCAGCTTGCAAATGCGCTTCTCGGCCCTCGCCTGCTCCATCCATGTGCCGTAGATCGCATGCGCCAGCGCCGTGTTCGGGTTGCATTCCATCTGCATCTCGTAGGCTGATTCGCCCATCGCCAGCCGCAGGTTTGCCAGCTCTTCGGGCGGGATCACGTTCGTCTCGCTCGCCTTCTCGATGATGTTGAGCACTTCCGGGTTGTTCTTCGTCGCCTCATGCAGCTTCCAAAGCTTGTGCCGCCCGCGCAGCATCCCCGCGTGAACCTCGAAGCCGTGGTAGTCGCTAAGAGTTGGCGCCAGATCCACCACGACGCCATCAGGAATATCGTCTCGCTCGTCGTAATAAATGCCGTCCAGGTACTGCCCGACGCCTCTATGCCCGTCTGCGCCGTACAGCGTGAAGCGGCGGCCATCCGAAAACTCCACAGCCAGCTCGCTTTCGATATGCCGCACTCCGGGGATTGAGGCCGTGTAGTACTTGAGGTAGCTCCAGGCGATGTCCTTGGCACGTACCCGCGTCGGGTACATCCACGCGATCCTTGGCGGCGCATGC